GCTCCCCGTGATCCATCTTCGTGAAGTAGACCCCGGATACGATCGGCCGCTCGTGGCTCATCAGGGCGAGTAAAACGGCCGGCGAAGCGGGGATCACGTCGTCGTCCAACCACATCACGCCGGGGAAAGAGGCGTTCGGGCTGTTGCGTTCGAGGGACAGGAAGAACTCCACGCACATGTTCCGGATTTCGCCGATCTCGGCCCCCTTTTTGTCCTGAAGACTGAAGGGATACCGGCCGCAGTTCATCGGGAAGAGGATCTGGGTCCGCGTGTCCGCCCAGACCATCGAGACTCGCCCGAGGGTCGGGGTCAGGATCGGGATGCAGACGCCTTTCGCGGGTTGGATGCCACCGAGCTTGATTCCTTTTTCGACCTGATCGCCCATCTGCGACATGAATCACCGGGGTTTGAGGGGAAGAACACCAAAAGAATAACCCCGGGGGCGCCTCGCGGCAACTCCCGGGGTCTGACCCGCCCTTCGCCCAAAGGGCTTTCGTTTAGACCAAGTTGTTCTGGACGCACCGGACCCAATCGCACGTCATCAGCCCGGACAGGTTCGTCGCCGAGTTCGACGTACCCGAGTTGGACACGTTGGCGAACGCCACCATCGGACCCATGATCCCGGTCGGGAAACTGGCCGTGAGGATGTTCTGGGTCTGCGTCAGGAAGGCCGCCGCCTGAATCCCGTTCACGTACACCCGGATCATCTGCTTCGCGATGGCGCCGGCCGTCTGACCCGTGGACGCCGAGGAGATGGCTGCGGATGGGGCCAACTGGTCGAACACGAATCCGAGCTTGTAGAACGTGCCGGCCACGATCGCCGACCCGGTGACGGTCGAAACGAGGCTTGAGAGGTTGGTGGGGAAGACGGCCGCCGTGCTGGCCTTCTGGAACACGAACTGACAATCCCCACCCATTCCGGACGACGGGAAGTAGAAGCCGATCAAGTTCTGGCTCGACGCCAGTTCGTTACTGGACCCGGCCGAGACCACCAGGAACGGGTTGCCCGCCTTCGGACCACCGTCCGCCAATCCGATGAATGCGGCCCGTTTGACGTCGGTCACGCTGGTCAGCATGATCCGGGCTTCAAACGCCAGCCGGCCGTTGAGGGCCGAGTTGCCCGAGGAGTTGGCCGTGATCTGGAACGCACCCACCATCGAGCAAATCGCCGCGGTCGGCGTCGAGGCGCCCGAGGAGACCGCGATCGAACCGGGGACGAACTGCAAACCGCCGCCGAGGATCGACCCGTCCCGGATCTGGGCGGTCGAACCGATGTAGACCGACCACTGGCCGAGGTTGCCGGTCAAGGCTGCGGCGGCTCCCGCTCCGGGGTCCATGCCCGTGACGAGGAAGTCGTCGAAGAAGTGCATACCCCCTTGGGGGTTTTCGATGATGTTCGCGATCCATCCCGGAGGGCTTCCGGCCGGATACCAAACCTCCGGAGACGGGCCACGCGACGTATCGCTTGAGAGCGGACTGCCCGCGTAAACCGGTGCGCCTACGGCCATTGTCGTTCTCCGGGTAAAAGTTTAGGCTTCGGCCAGTTCCGCGTCGGGTTCCAGCACGTCCACGTCGTTGACTGTTCGCCGCTTGGCGTCCACTTCGGCCAGTTGCTTGTCGGTAATCGGAATCGGTGCCCGCCCGTCGGCCCGGTACACCCGGAACGACGTCGGCGGGGTGTGCTGCCGGTTCTTGTTCACCCGGCCGGGCATCGTCCCCACCACCTTGTCCCCGCCCATCGCCGGCCGCGTCAGGAGGCCGCACTGCTCATGGGGCTGACCCGTCCGGGCCGACGTGGTCCGGGTCCGGAGTTCGATCGTCCTCCGGTCGTCCGTGAACCCCACGAGGTGCCGGCAGTACCCGTTCTCGTCCGACCGGTCCTCCATGCAGCCGAACGGACAGAGATACTTGACCGCCGAGGGGTCCTCGGTCGTTTGTCGGGGAAGTTCCAGTACGCGAGGGTCCATGATCGCTCCTGAGGGGTTTGGCTAGCTTGGTGTAGTCGTGCCGTTGGACAAGATCATCTGCATGCGCCGGTTGTAGCACACGAAGTTGTACGTCGAGTCGAGGAACTGGGCGCTCATCGTGTGGTAGCCGGGGTAGTTCGGCAGCACCGTTTCCCGCAGCCACCAGTCCTGAAGGATCGCCGTCTTGAACCACGACCAGTTGATGCCGTACACCGGGTTCGTCGTGTCCCGGTCCAGGTACGGGACGTACATCACTTCCCGCTTCTGGAACATCACGTTTCCGTCCTGCGAGTACAGGTCGGAGCCGAGGTTGTCGTTCTGGCTTTCGAGGAGGTCTTCGAGGCCGAGGGTCACGTCGAGGTTCGTGTACCAGCCCATGTCCCGGCCGCCCGTGCCGGTGGAGGGAATACCGGCGACGGGAGGCCGGAAGTTCGTCTTCCGGGAACCCTTCTTCCAGGACCGGATCAGGCCGTCCTTCGAGACCACCGTGTACGGGGCGGTGTAGTTGTTCCAGCGGGGGTAAGTGGTCGGAGAAAGCCCGCCGATGTTCGGCCAGCCGCTCGGCACGCCGCCGTTGAACCCTTCGGTCGCATTCTTCACGATCCAGGTATTCACACCCCAAGGCGTGACGTTGTCCGTGAACGCCACCGGCGGACCCCAGACGTTCGCTTCCATGAGCAGGGCGTGGGCGATGAGCGCCCCGATGCGACGGCTCTTGATGAGGTTCACGATCCGGGCCGGCTCCCGGTTCATCGCCACCTCCTGACCGATCAAGGCCCAAGACGAGACTGTGTTCCGCCACTCGGCCGTGGCCTGATCGAGAGTGTCGATAATCGCCACTTGGTCCGGCGCCGCGAGGCCGACGTTCGCGCTGCCGCCGCCGTCCCGGACCATCACGTCCCACTGAATGCCCACGCCCGATTGAATGTCGGTCCGATTCTTTTGCAACAGGCTCGACATGGCCGTGAGTTGCGTTAGGTCGGTGGTGAGGTCGGTCCACCGGAGCCTTGTAAGCTCGCGCAGTGTGGACTTGACGAGGTCGCCCAGGCCGGTGGGCACCAGAATCGGATTCGGCATGGGTCAACCTCTGCGAGTTAGAAATCGTCCCGGGATACGTAACCGGTCCGGTTGTCGTCGCCGGCGCCGTTCATCGACGGCAGTAATTGAGAAACGACCTTGACGGCCGCCTCGTCGCCGGGAGGGTACTTCCGCTCCTGACGGTGCGTCGGCCGGGCCAAGACCGTCGCGTAGGCTTCGTCCGCTTCGTTAGCCAGCCGCTCCTCGCGGGAGATGAACCGCTTGGTGACGGGGTCTTGGGCCGGTGCCCGACGGACCGGACGGTCTTCGACGGCGTAGCCCGAGTCTTCGACCGGTTCGCGGGACGGTGCCTTCGGGGCCGGCGAGAGGAGAGCCACCGTCTCGCGGATCGCGGCGGCGATCTTCTTCGCGCTGGCCGTCCGCACGTTCAACCCGTCGGACAGGACCGCATTCAAGATCTTCTGCCGACGGACGCGGCACAGGTCGCTCGGGTCCATCTCCCGGGCCGCGCCTTGACCGAACCGGTCGTCGTTCAGGCTGTCGAAGGCGTTGTCGATCACGTCCACTACGGTCCGCTCTTCCCGCTCCTGGTTCTGCTTGGCCACTTGGCCGAAGCCCTGCTTAAGTGCCTTGATCTCGTCGTCTCGCTTGCGGAGGGCGGCGATCACGCGGGGATCTAAGTCGGCTTCGAGTTCCTTCAGGTCGTCCACTTCGGCCGGGGCAGCGGGAGGGGCCGGAGGATTGTCGATGCGGTCGCGGACGGCCTGCGTCTCTTGGTGAAGCCGTTCCCGACCCGACTGCCGGATCGCCCGGCGGGTCAGATTGTGGACGAGGTCTTCGAGACGGTCCGGGGCCATGTCCTTCGCGTCGGCAATGTCGAGGTCGGCGGCGAGTTGGAGAAGTCTCGGAGAAATGGACGGTGCCAGAACTTCTTCGGCCCGCTCGTCGGGAGCGACGGGCTGATCGGGACCGTCGTACAACTCTTCGGCCGGATTGGGAACGTCTTGAGCGCGGGCCTTGGAGGCCATGAGAGCACCTGTCTGTGAGGGGATAAACGTCGGCAAGAGGGGAAGGCCGACGAAGTGACCATAACCGAGTGCGAGTCAACCGGCAAGGGTTAGCGGGGCCAGATTGCGTACCGCAAAGAGATCGGGGCCGTGTTGGCGATGGCGTACGGGGTCATGGATTGGTCGAGCGGAATCAGGAAACCCTCTCCGGGATAGAGGCGGGCGAAGGCCGCCAGACCGGTGCCCGGCCGCAGTTGGACGTAGTTCGTCGCGTCCAGATTCCAGAAGTACGCCCAGTGCGGGGAAGTCAATCCGCCGAGCGGGATCAACGTCTCCGTGATCGCCACGGACAAAATGTTCTCGATGCCGGTGGTGCCGGTGAGAGTGAACTGAGTCTCGGGAAAGTTCAGGCCGACGGGTGCGGAGAGACTACTGCCGGTCGGGACGGTGGTGCCGACTTTGGACAAGGAGATCGACCACGCGACAGAAATTTCATTTGCCAAGGTGGCCTCCCATGTTCAGGAAGTTCTCGACCATCTGCCGGTCGTGCTTGGCCCGCTCTTCTCTGGCCTGCGCCTGTTCCTCGGACACTCCCGACCGGCCGGTGTAGTCCCGATACCCGCCGTTCCGATCCACGGCCCCCATCGCCCGACAGTACGCCGCCCGGTGGCCGGCCGAGGCAAAGATCGGCTGACCCTTCGGGGTGAACTCGGTCGGCACGCCCCGCCTGTACGCCTCGGCCCGTTCCGCCGGTACTTGATCGGGGAATACCGCCATCGCGTCCGAGATAACCGGCCAGCCGGACGGGTCGGGCGTCTGCTGCGCGGCGAGGTTCGCTTCGTCGCAGAACCAGCAACGATACCAGCGGGGCTTACCCTTGCAGGTTTTGCACGTCTTCCGCTTCACGCTGCTTTCTCCGAACCGGGACACGACGACGAACCGAGAATCGCTTCCACGCACTCGGCCGAAGCGCCGAACCCGGCCGCGATCTGAGCCGCACGAATCCGCTCCTCGTCGGCCACGTCCCGTAAATGGCAGCGAACGGTGCGAAGGTAAAGCGAGTTGACGTCCCGTTCCGGACGGGGAGTCCCGTCGAGATCGACCGGTAGCACAAACGCGGCTCCGACGGACGACACGTGCCGGCCGAGACCGGATAGGTGCATCGCCCTCTCTTCGCGGTTGAATAAGTAGCCCTGTTCGACGACAAGGGCCTTGCGGTCGGCAATCGCCTGTTCCGGTGTCACGAGAACTCCCGAATGTAGGTGTCGATTATGGTCAATCGCTGCCGGATCATGCACTCGATCACCGCCTTCGCGGTCTCTTTGGACATGCCGTCCGTCGCCCGAAGAAATTCCACGAACTCACTCGGCGATATCAGGTGCCACTTCGCCAGCTTTCCGCTCTTTCGTAAAGCCACCGCTTCTTCTAGTTCGATCATCGGTTCACCGTTCCGTTCCTTTCCCCCGGCGACATCTGGCCGGACATCATCATCCGGCCGGTCTGCGCCTTGTTGTCCTCGGTCTGATTCCCCTGACTCACCCGAGTATACGTCCGGTTCGTCTGCGCGGGCATCGTCGGCTGATCGCTTTGACCCTTCTGGTCCTGCACCGGTTCGGTCGTCTTCACGATCGTCGGCAGTTCCGGAAGGTCCAAGTACTTCGCCATCACCCGCAAGAACTCCGAAAGGTCGATCGACGCACCCTGCTGCTGCAACAAGGGCAGGATCGGCATCACGATCGTCTGCATGAGACCCGAGATCGTCGCCGCTCTCTGCTGCGGAGTCGAGCCTTGGAGGGAGAACGGCTGGACCTTGAAGTCCAAGTCTGACAAGCGACCTGTTCGACGAATCCCGGACGGGGCACTGGCCGGCTTGAGCGACCGGGGAATCGCGTACTGCGGGTTGCCGTTCGGCTCGAACTTGGACCGCATCTCCATCCGTGGGTGGTTCCACCAGTACCACGCCAGACTCTTGACCACCTCCCCGGCGTGGGCCAACACCTGATCCTGCATCGCCGCCACCATGCTCGACGAGGCTTGCGAGAGCATCTGATCTTGGCCGAGAGTCTTGGCCTGCGGGGAGAGGCCGGCGAGGCTTTCGAGATTACCGGCCGCCCACGAGAACAGATTCTTGAACTCTCCAAACGCCGCGTACACCTGCGGGTTCGGGCCGCCGTAGGACTTCTGTTCGAGGGACTGGATGTTATTGATCGCGCCCGCGTCCCCGTCCGACAGGTTAGTAAGATTCTGCGCGTCGTCCGTCGCGCTCCCGCCGACGATCAAAATGTCCTTCTGCCGCTCCACCTGACGCCGGAGTTTTCTCAGCGCGTTGTTCGCCGATTCGTGAAGGTCCACCAACGACTGCATCGGTGCCGCAGTCAGGACGTTCCCCGGGATTTCATTCCCGAGCCGGAGCATGTGGTAGGGGCCTTCGTCCGGACCAACCCAGTCCGCGATCCGCAACGGCTCCTCTCCACTCCCCTCCCCGTCCCAGATCGAGGTGTCCGGGATCGTAATCACCATCCGGTGACGCGGGATGTAAATGTCCCACAGGTCTACGAAGTCCTCCCACTCCTCCTTCGAGGAGTAGAAATCTCGGCCGATCACTCCCACCCTAAGATCGCCTTGGTTGTTGAACTGCGGGTCCTCCATCGGCTCCAACTTCAGCCGCGACTTGTCGTACAGCTTCGAGTCCTTGATGACGTCGATCGGCACCCGATACCGGTCCCCGATGTACCCGAACTCCCGGTGGCTGCTGGCGTGCATGTCGAACACGAGGTTGTCCAAGAGCACGTCCGACGCGAACGGCTCGCCGACCCGCACGTCCCAGTTCGCCTTGGCCGCGTTCGCCGGCATCGCCAGACCGACCTTCGTCACCCCCACACAGTACAAGGCCGCCGCCGTCACACTCCGCAGCGTCCCCGCCAAGTCCATGTTCTCGATCTCCGGATTCATCCAGCCTTCGAGGGCCGACGCCTGCGCCCGCATCTGCGGACTCCACGTCGTCACCGACACCCGGGGATTGGCCGCCACCAGACGGCGGGTCATCGTCGCCTGATACATCGAGAGAAGCGGGAGGGGCTGGGGCTTGTCGGCCCCGAGTTGCGACCAGTGCGTGCCCACCACCAACTGACTCATCCGGACGACCGTCTCCCGGAACGGCTTCAGCGAGAGCCGGGACCGGTACATGTCCTGACACAGCCGGGACACGTCCACGTCGCCCGCCCGCTTGCCGATGGGTGACTGCTTGGGCACCTCAATCCTCCGATTGCCTCGCAGCCAGCATACGCCGCCACGCCAAGGATTGCACCGGCCCTTCCCGCTTCGGCTCGCTCCACGTCGTCAAAGACTTCGATCCGACCAGCCACATGATCGCGTCCGCCATCGCCCGGTCGCCGTGGTTTTCCCCCGAGGCCGCCGGGTCGTTGTCGAGGATCTGGCCGCTGTGTTCCACCCGCCCACTCCCGGACAGGTACTCGAACGACAACAACTCCAACAGGGCCAACTTCGACCGGTTCACCAGCCTGCGACCGAACAAGGCGTCCCGATAGTTTTCGACCAACAGCCGCTTCGTCTCCGTGCCGGGAGGCCAGCCGGGCTTGTCAGCAACCGGACGGCTCAATCGCATCTCGTTCGTGTGGTAATAAACGTTCGTGTAACCGAGTTCGGCCAACTTGATCCCGTACCGGCCACCCGGACCGTTCGTCTCCCAACCCAACTTCATCGGCCGACCGTCCGCACTCCGAAAACACCGGCCGATCGCCGCCGATAGGACCGCGTAGTCGTCCACCCCGATCCTCGCGTCCGCGTACTCCAACACCTTCTCGCCCCGATCGTTCATAACCGACAGGCATGACGGCGTGGCGCCAGCTCCCGTGCTGACGTCCGACCCGGCCGAATAAACCGACAACGGCGTCCGACCCGAAGCGTCTACCGGACACCAGAGCTTCACCGGACCGCCCTGCCGCTCCACCAGCCGCTCCCCGGAAGCGTCCCACTCCACAATCCCTTCCCAGTACGGAGGAGTCGCGTAGTCCCGGATCAGGGTGTGGACTTCCAGCGAATTGAAGACCTGACTCGTCGACCCCTGCGGGTCAATGTCCAAGTGCATCGCCACGTCCCGGGCATTATGCCGCCGCACACACTCCCGGTCGTACCACGGCGAACGAACGCCCGGGAAGGCGCCGCCGGTCGGACTCCCGTCCCGGACGAAGTCGTAGTCCTCCGGAAACCCTTCCGGGACCAACACCTCGATCTTCCGATCTTCGACCTTGTAAAGACCCCGCCGCTTCTCCGGGTGCTGCGACCAGTGCAGGACGACCTTCGGAAGATCGGGCCGCTTCGTAAGTTCGTAATAGAACGTGCCGACCCCGTAGTGGGTCCCGATCACCAGCCGCGGCCCGGTGTCCGCCGTCTGGCCCCAGATACTCGCCGCCTCACGCTGCTTCGAGAACTCGTCCAACAGGACCAGAGAAACCCGGTCCCCGACGCCCGACCGCTGAGTCGGCGCGACACCGGTCATAGAGGACCGGCCGGCGAAGTGAAAACCCATCTTCCGACGCCTCACCCCGACCTTCAACCACTCCGGCAGGTGGTCCAGAATGAACTCCACCTTCGCGAACAGGGTGGCGTCGTC